TTCCTCCGCTTCGACCAAGGGTTCAAGTGCGGCGATCTGCGCGTCCACCACGACGATGCGGGCTTGCGCGTCGGAGATGGAGTTTTGCAAACCGGCCTTCTGAGCCTTGAGCTGGCGGAGCTGTTCTTTTGCGACGTCGGATGTCATACGAAGAAACGGGCATGTCAAACGACCCGCCACACCATATTCAGCGAGAGCTGGGTGCGGAGGTCATCGCCATCCACATCGGAGGTGATTTCTTTCGGCCCGTAGTCGAGGACATTCACGGCCAACCGCGTGGCGAGGGCAGCCTTGAAGGTGGATTTTGCCGATGCCTGGGTGATCGTATCGCCGCCGAGAAGAGCTTTCAGCAAGGCCCCGAACATTGTCTGGTGTTCGTGGCTTGAGGTCTCGGATCCGGCGCGTGAATGGAATTCCAGGGTGAGGATCCCCTTACGGAAGGATTCCCCATATTGCTGCCACTCCCCGGAGACGGCAAGCGATGGTCGGGCAAGGTCGGCAGCGGCTTGCGCGGCATGAATGTTCCCGATGCCCAGCGTGTAGCTGGCAGCCAGCACGGCAGCGATCTCCTGAGAAATGAGCAGGTCCGGCTTCATGCTTCTTTGGCATCAACGACGATGCAGGGGTCGCCTACCGGATCGTGGACCTTGGCGACCCGGTAGGCTTTTTCCCCCTCGACAATGGTGGTGCGCTCGGGGCGGATCGTGACTCCGGTGGGAATCAGTTCGCGGCGGATGCGCCAGGAAATATCGCAATCGGCCAGCATGCCTGACAATTCGTTTGCGGCAGCCTGTGTGGCCTTGAACCGGGCGGCAGGGATCGTGTGACCGTCAATGACGATCGAAGTCAGGAAAACTTTCTCAATCGCCGATGCCGTGCGGGCGCGAATTCGGGCGAGCTGAGTGGCGCTGATCATCTGCGCCGGCGTGAGGGAGGAGCCAAGGACGGCCCGGCCTCAAGCTCATCCATTCCGGGCTGCTCCGGAATGGATGAGGCTTTGGACTCTTCGGGAGCCCCCGGTTCAGCAGCTTGCGGCGACTCCTTCTTGCTTGCGTTTTGGTTTATAGTTCTGCGCCGCCCCTTGCGGATGAAATGGAACGCTCCCATTTCGATCCGCTCAAAGGCCGGATCCGCATTGTCAACTGCGGCCTGCACAGCCTCCGGCGAGTAACCGGAGGCAAGTATCTCCGGTTCGCTGCGACGGTGGGCCGTGCGATAACCAACGGCAATGCGGAATTGCGGCATGGCTTAGCTTGCGGCGGATTCGACGATGCGCAGACCGGCTTTGTCGAAGCCAGCCCCGGCAGCCTGTTCGCCAGGAAGGTCACCGTCCACGATCTCACGACCGGCACGGATACCGAAGGCCACGACGCAGGCGGCGTAGATGTCGCCGGTCGGGTTCGTTCCGGCCCCGTCCTGCCAGAGATACCAGGTGAAGGCCAGTCCGCTCTCGGCTTCGACGCCGGGAATGACGTTCATCGTCTGCGGGATGCCGAGCATGGAGCGCATCTTCTCGTTGTCATCCAGAGGACGGAAGGCGATGTGGATGGCGCGTTTCTCACCGGCAAAGGCGTTGATCGCCTCGAAGCGGGACACTGTGCCCGTGCCATCCGCCGTGATGGCGACGGCGGCCCCACCGGGAGTGGCGGCCACCTTGAAGGTGTTCGCGGCGGCGTCGCGGACATAGTAGTCCGTGGCGAGGGCTAGTCCGGCAGGGAGCGAACCGCCGGTGAGGCGGACGCGGGTGCCGTTGGCAAGGCCATGGGCGGCCAGGGTGAGCGTGTCGTCATCGGCTTCTCCGACAACGGTGCCCACGGCCACGCTGTTCGTGGGCATGTTCGGAAACTCGCGGACGGACTCGAAGCCCTCGATGTTCACCAGCGTGATGTAGGGATCCGCACCGGTGCGCTGGCCGTGGTAGTCACCGCTGGCAACAAGGGGATCAAGCGCGATCTGGCGGACGAAATCCGTCTCGCCAAGGATGAATCGGGGAGCGAGTGCCCCCAGCTTGTTGAGCTTTGCGCGGGCAAGGCTCAGCGTCTCATACTCGGCGGCGGCTACGGTTCCAACCAGCTCGTTCGAGAAGTTGTTCTTGGTGAACTTCTCGGCGACCTTTCCGATGACCCAGCGGCCAAGGCTCTTGCCAGCTTCGAGCATGGAACTCTGGAACGCGGGCTCGAGGAGATACTTCACGCTGTCCACGGTGGGCAGCTTGATGTTCACAATCGCGGCCTGATCGATCTTGACCTTGATGTCGCCGACCAGATCCTTGACGTTCGTCGCGCCGGTGCCGAGGCCGCTGCCGGGAGTAAACGCGGCGGCTGTCGGGGCAATCGCAAGATGCGAGATGACTTCCTGACCGAACTTCACGGGTTGCGCAAAGACAGATCCGTTTCGACCGAAGTCGGTGGAAAAGTAGGAAAGCTCGGGCACCTTCGTGCGAAAGGCTTCGGCCACTTTGCCGGTGAGGATGCTCGTGATGAGCGTCGGGTTGAAGAGCCTGCATTCCCGCATGCCGAACCCGACAACGCCAACGGATGCGACGGCGGCATCCAGAACGACGAATACGGTGAAGGCTGCGAGCGGACCATGCTCGACGGCAACCTGCCAGGTGATGGCAAGCGAAAGGACGAAGAGCAAAACAATGAGAGATGCGAACAGTTTTTTCATTTTGGTGTGATCTGAGTGTTTTTCAGTGACGGTGATCGCGGGCTGTCAAATGCGCTTGTCCGCGACGGCTTTTTCGAACTCCGAAACGATGGCTGCACGCTCGCCGGGAGTCTTGGCGGAGTTGATGCGGACCGCAAAGTCGGCTTCGCTCATGGCGGCCGCATCGGGAACGTTCGGGACGGCGGCAGTCTTGGCGATGCCTTTCACTCCGCAGAGCGCCTCGAGGCGGGCGACGTTCTGGAACGCGGAATCCCGCTCGCCGGTGAGCGATGTGATCGAGCCCTGCGTAGTGGCCAGCTCGCCGCGCACGGTCGTGAGATCGGCGAGGTGCGAGTTCGCCGTCTTGGTGAGTTCATCGAACTGCACCTTGAGGTTGTCACGTTCGGAGCGGATCGTGTCGCGCTCGCCGGTGATGGTGGAGAGGTTCCCCTGAACGGTGGCCAGTTCGGTCCGCGCGGCGGAGAGCTGGTCTTCGATGGAGAGGGGCTTGTTACCGCCTCCGCCAGTGCCTTCGCCTTTGTCTGCGGCGAAAAACTTGTGCGAAAGCCCGATGATGGAGTAATGTGTGAATTTCACGCGGATGGCCGCGTGTCAAAACCCCACATCAAAGCAGTCTGCGAAATTTCGCGACAGCAGCGGTCAAATCCTTGACGTTCCCGGCCACGAATCCTCGCTGTGCCGCCTCGATACCCCGGAACGACTGGCCCTGCATGGCGGCTGGGTCAATGGCTGTGCGGTATTTGCTCACGCCGGAACGAAAGCGGACGCCAAAGTCATCCACGAGCGACTGAAAATATTCACGCTGCTGGTCGGTGAGCTTCCCATCGATGCCTTTGAAATCGCCGGAACGGAAAGTTTCCCAGACCATTCCCATCTCGGCCCAATAGGCGGAGTCATCAAGGTAGGCCATGTAGCTGCCGATGCAGCCAACCTCGGCATATTTTCCGGAGTAGATCGCCAGGCTGGGAGCGGCGGCTTGGTAGGCAGAGGAGCAGAGCTGGGCCCCATCGCCAACGAAAGAAAGCACGGGCTTCTTGCGGACCGCATTCTCCGTGAGGTCAAAAAGCTTCTCTCCGGCGACACTCTCCCCGCCAGGGGAATCAAAATCGAGCGCGATGATCGCGATGGCCGGATTGTTGAGCGCCTCGTCAAGCTCTTCCTCGATGTCGTTTGGATCGGTGAGGTTGAACCCGTAGGACTTCACCCAATCGGGAAGATTCAGCATCACAACTCCGCTGATCGGGATGACCGCCACGTCTCCGACAATCTGCATCTTGGGAAGCGGATCTCCGCAGAAGTCTTTCTCGGGCCGCTCGTTTTTCAGGATCGCCAACAGCATGGTCGAGATGATCGTGCGCCCGCGGGAGGCTCCAATGTGCCATGGCTGGGAGATCAGGCGGTCTGTAAATCGGGCTTTCATGTATTTACTTTGTGAGGCGGGTTTCCAATAAAAACGTTTTTATTGGGAATTTTTGTCCGGTTGCGGATCGTCGGGATTGTTGTCTGGAGGGGTGGGATCCGCCTCCGGCTGGGCGGCCTGCGCAGTGGAACCGGCGGGAAGACGGAAGATGTCGTTGACCTGCATCTCGATCCCCTCCTCTTGCGATATCTCAGAAACCATGCGGATCCGGCGGGCATGCTCGCGGATGATGCGCTCATCCCATTCCTCGCCGTCTTCTCCGTAGAGCATCCCGACATAAAGCCCGACCGGCATCTTTCCAGTGGAGACACGTTCGTCGTAGAGGCGACCTTCGCGGCCCACGTCCACGGTGATGTCCCTGGGGCGCACCACTTGGTATTTCCACCATTCGTCGGGGATGCCGCCTCGCACGTTGTCGAAGCTTCCGGCCTTGATGTTCTGGTAGAGCCAAAAGGGCCACCATTCCTCGATCACCTGGGCGATGATCTGGAAGTCGCGAACGGTATTGAATACCCGCTGGACCTTGCCTTGTGCGAGGCGCACGAGCGTGCCCTGCGAAAGCCCGGCGATGCTGAAGACGTATTCCGGCGGATAGAGCGTGCAGTAGGCGACTGAGGCGAGCATCTGCCGGAGCCAGTTCGATGTCTCTGCTGATTTCGTGCTTTCGATGACGCGGAGTGTTTTCCCGGCGGGAAGATCGGCAACGTCCACCTCTGAGCCATCCTGTGAAACGATCTTTTGGACGAAGAGCTTCGACCCGTCCGGCTGATCGATGACCTCCATCGAATTCGCGCCAGGCAGAAGCGAGGGGGCGGTGTCGGTGTCGTCGGTGCGCTCGATGGCGTAGGCCACGCGAGAGCGCATCAGGACGCCGCTGGTCTCGGTGCGCTCCAGATCATCCATGCTGAAGAGCTGCCGGGCCACGGGAGCAAGCGCGGATATGCCTCGCTTCTGCCCGATCAAAAACGGGTCGTGAAAATGAATGACGTCATCGGCGCTCAGGTCGAGCCAGCGCGAGGGGCTGCCGGGGCTTTCGCTGCCAGCATTGAACCGCCATTGCATCGCCCGACCGAAGGCGTTGTCCATGCGCCCGTCGCGCCATTTGCTCTGGTCAAGCGGGGTATCGTAGGCATTGTCGCACTGCCAGGCCGGGAGGAAGTGAAGCTGCGGGCAGGATGCCCCCTCGCCGGCGCGGAGCTTCTGCGCGAAGCAATCGCCGCGAAGCCGGATCTCACGGCGGATCATGAACTGCGCTGAGAAAAAGTTGTTTTCACCATCGGCACTGAATGCTTTATGGAACCCGCATTGCTGCTCCCATGCGGCCTTGACGGCGGTGTTGAAGGCGATGCTCTTCGTGGCTGGCTTCGGCCAGATCCCGGTGTCCACCTCGTCAAGCGCGAGGCCATCGATCACCGCACGGACGGCCCCGATGTTGTTGTAGGCCCAGTTGATTTTCCGGGCCGTCTCGGTGCGGGACATCGAGGTGATCTGCTGGCCGGGATCCAACGACGGAAACCAAAACCACCCGCGGTAACCGGACCGCTTTGCGGAATCGAATGCCCAATCGAGCCCGCCGGTCGAACTGGCCGCGCGGATGGGCTGGCCGTAGGAGTCGAGGATCATGGCCCGAAACGCACTGTGAAGCCGAGGCGTTGCGGCGAGAGAGGTTCAGCAGCGGCCTGCAAATAGGGGTTTACGTAGGCAACGTCAAGTTCCGCACGGCGGGAATGGAGAGCGCGGACTTTATATTTCTGCCGGAAGTTCACCACGCCAGAAACGCTGCCTCCTTCAAGGTTGACGCTGGTTCCGGTGATCGGGTCGAAGGCTTCTTCAGCCACCCCATCGAGTGCAGCCTTCCACGTAGCGGGCGGGGTGCCGGTCCCCAACGAAGCCAGCGTCGGGAAAAGCGTGCGGTAGTAAACCAGCGCGTCGAGAAAGGAGTCATCAGCCATCGGGCGAGGGCGGATGTCAAAGGGACGATCAGGACCGGATATTCCGGGTCATGAAATCCAAGCCGAGAATGGCTTCCTTAACGCAGTCGCCATAATGGTTCGGGGCCGAGATCGTTTCATCCCAGATCCATTGACCCCGCTTGTTCTGCACCTGTCGCTCCGCGCACATTTCTTCCAGGAACGTCTCGTCATTTTCCACGTCCGAGGGAAACCACAAGCGGCGGCGCATTTTCTTGATGCGGTCGATATAGAGCGCGTCCCGTGCCCGCTGATCGTTGTAGTGAAGCTCGCGGAACCGCTGGTGGTAGCTGGTCACATGGACGTAGCTCCACAACTTCACAGTGACGGCCGCCGCGCCGCCGAGTCCTTTCGTCGGGATGATGGTGCCCCGGCTGGCCAGGCAGGCTTTGTAAACATCGCCCGGACGCCATCTGGCATCCATCCAGCCGGTGGCGACGCGGCATTTTTCTCCGCTGAGTCGGATCGGCCAGGATTTGTTCGCGGCCAGCTCGCGCACGGAGTCGGGATCGAGTTCCTCTCCCCAGTCAATGACGGCGGCATCGGAGAGGTTCTTGTGGATCGCGAGCACCGCCCAGCGAGCATAGTTGCCGCCAACGTCGCTTCCGAGAATGAGGACGGGGGGAGATTCCGGACGCACGCGGTAGGGATCGAAGGGGATCGTGCCTCGATTGTAGGGCTGGCAGGCGGAGTAGATGGGCGGGGTCTCGACTCCGCGTTCCAAATTTGCGGCGGCCAGGCGGTCCGCACTCGGCTCGTCATGGAAAATATTCCGCACGATCTGGCCTTCGGAATTTGGCGAGTCCACGAACCAGACCGAGCGACCGGCCACGTTCGCGAGGATGTCCGCCTCCTGCGTGGCGTTGGCTTCCTCGGCCCACGCCTTGCCACATCGGTGGTTGAAGAAGGACTGCAGGCGCTCGTGGCTTTCGTGCTTTGCCTCGATGTATTCGTCAGCGATTTTCCCAAAGCTCGAAAGCTCATCTTCCGAATAAAAGTCCGAGATGTGCTGAGATACGATGCCGGGGGAACTGTCCGATACAAGCGGAAGCCACATGCCACGATCCAACATCCACCGCTTGTGGTGCTCTTCAATTTTCCCCTGGCAGGAGGCGCATTCGTAATACGTTTCGTTCTGCACGCGGAGGCGGTCCCACTTTCCAAGGAGGTTTTTGCAGTGGTCGAAAACAAACCGTCCGGTGCGCATCTTCCGCGTCTCTCCCAGCGGGAGCGGGCGGGGCATGAACTCGCCCGGGGCGACCTCGATCAGATCATTGAAGTCGTGGAATGGAACGTCGCGTTCCTCGGGAAAAAAAGTGAGGAACTGATTGTGTCCGCAGTGCGGGCACGGGACGAAGAATTCCTCCTGGTTGCCGCGCATGAACGCTTTGTCGATTGGGCCGCCCTTGAGTTTCGGCTTGGAGAGGTTGACTTGCAGACCGCCGGTGCTGGTTTTTTTCCGGGATGCCAGATCGCCCAGAATGAATTTCCCATGCTCCTCGACTTCATCCGAACAGGTGAACGGGGCCTGCTTGTTCGCAAACTTTCCGCTGGAAAAACTGCCATAGAAAAGGAGTTCCATTCCCCGGAGTTGGAACTCGAGGGTTTTGATGTCATCGGGATCTCCGGTGAAAATCGACTGGTCGAGAAACTTGAAACTCCGCAGCAACCGGCGAGCGATTTTTTTCGCCTCCTCCGCGCTGTCGATGGCATAGATCGTATTCCTCGGGCGGAAACTCACGAACCACCGGATTCCATTCAGGACCGCTTCGCTGTATCCCGACTGGCTGGATTTCTCGACGTTGAATTCCGTGACGTTGACCTGGACGTATCGGGAGAGCGTCCAATCCCACACCCACATTTTCGTGTGACGGATGACGACCTGCAACCGCCGGGTCCATGGGGTTTTGCTGCTTCGATACTCGCCGGGCTCCGCCGCATCTTCGTTTTGAAGAAGCACCACTTCATCCGCCCACTCCCAGATTTCTCCATCCGGTGGGGGCGTGAACGCACGCGAGACAGCACGGGCCACCAGCGAGCGCGCCCAGTCGTGATCTCGGATCTCAGGCGGCAAGCTCTCGCAGGAGGTCATTGGTCGAGAGGGTTTCCAGTTGGCACAGCATCCGTTCCTCGGATGCCCGGGCGCGCTCAATGGCTGCCGTCACTTCCGCCCGCTGATCCGCCGTCAACGACGGGCACAACTCATGAACACGGCGGACCATCGACGAGCGACTCTGGCGGAGCAACTCCGCCGCGGCTGCCAGATCGCGTTCCACGGCTTCGCGCAAAATAAATAGGCCGCGTTTTTTCAACCGCTCGGTGACACGGGTTTCAATTTTATCGATGGTCTCGGAAAGCTTGAGGTATTTACTTTCGAGCAACGCGCAATCCTCGCCTGCTTTCAGCGCTGTTTTGAGTTGATTGAATTTCGCCGCCTGGATCTGTTTGAGTTCGCGGAGGCGGTCGCCTTCCTCGGGATCGATGCTTTCCAGGTCAATGGTTGGGTTGACCATCGGGAGAGGGGGAGAGGATTCATGGGGTGGCGTGGCCGCCGGATCAGGACCATGATCCGCTGCGGGAGGTGGCTTTGCTGCCGAGAGCGCGGCCAACTCGATTTCTGCCGGCACGCGCCACTTCATATTCCGCGACCACCAGTCCGGCATTTTGGCCGGGTTGTGCAACGGGCACGGGTCCGCGCGGGCGTCTCCCAAATCAATCCAGCGGCGAAGCTGACGCCATTTTTTTCCGTAGAGTTTTTCGTAGCGGGATTCGTCGGCTTTCGTCAGCTTGATCGACTTGTCCGGCTCTGTCTCCGCGCGAAGCGCTTCGACGCTTGGCGGGAGAGGTTGATTTGCAAAGTTCGGATGCGTGTTCCGGACTTCTTCCCATTGCGAGGGGGTGAGGTCTTGCCCGTCACAGAATTTTCCAAGAAGGGACACGGCTCGTCGCTGTGAGGCGAGTTCCGGCGTCAGCAAACCCTCCATGACTTTTCGGTGTGCGACCGGCAACGGACCACCCTCGCCAACGGCCTTGATCACATTTCGTGTGTCAGCGGCAAGAACCTTGGCAGCAAGATCAGGTGAGACTTGCGGAGTTTCCATCGCGCAGTTTTTCGACTTCCAGGCCGGACCTGGTGAGCCTCTCCAGAATGACGGCACAGAATTTCGGATCAAGTTCTGTCGCCACCCCGCGGCGACCTGTCTGTTCCGCCGCGAGCAGCGTTGTTCCGCTGCCCCCGAAAAGCTCCAATACGGTGTCGCCTCGCTTGCTCGAATTCCAAATCTGTCGGGCCACCAAAGGCAGAGGCTTCACCGTAGGATGCAAGGCATTTCCGATGTTTCGCGGTTCCCGGATAATACTGGTTTCTCTCGCGTTCCGAAGCTGGACAACGATAGCCACGAGTTCTTCTTTTGAGAGTTTGCTTAAACTTGGCTCGTCATCGAGGACACTGGATTGGCAAAATCCACCCTGCCAGTAGTGCGCAGCGCCGGGCTTCCATCCGTAAAGGATCGGCTCGTGCTGCCACTGGTAGTCCTGCCGTCCAAGTGTGAATGAGTTTTTCACCCAGATCAGACATTGCGCCAGATAGAACCCGGATCCGGCCAGGGAGTGGCGGGTGAGCAGCCCGTAACTGTCAGCATGCGCACAATAAATCGCTCCGCCGGGTTTCGTGAACTGGAAGGCGATGGCAAAGCAGGCCGCCAAGAGTTTCCCATAATCCTTCTCACTCAGATCATCGTTCAGAATTTCTTCCGGTTTCGCCCGCGGAGTCTTCCCATCGCCTCGCTTCAGATCGATTCGGCGCTGTTGGATCGCGTCGTAGTTGACGTTGTAGGGCGGATCCGTCCACACCATATCGGCCAATCTTTCCCCAAGAAGAACGCGCCAGTTATCAGGATCTGTGCAATCGCCACAAAGCACCATCTGTCCGCCGGCGGAATATAGATCACCCGGTTGGACGTTCCATTGTTCTGCGATTTGTTCCGCCTGAGAAACAAGTTCAGCAGCTTCCTCCGTGTCATCTTGAACATCCGGACCTTCAATCAGCGCGGCCATCTCCTTTTCGGTCATGGCCGCGAGCCCAGCATCGAGCCCAGCCTTCGCGATCTCGCCGGCCAGCCCCGCCAGGATCTCCTGCTCCCACTCACCGAGAAGTTGGTTAGCTGCGATCATCCTGGCGACGTGCGTGGGCTCGTCATAGTCCACAACCGAGACATCGGCCGCAACGAACCCGGAAGCGATCAGCACTTTGTGACGCAGATGCCCGGAAACCAGCATCCCATTCCGGACGTTCACAACCAACGGGTCGAAATAATCGCGGTCAAGACTCCGGCGGAGCGCATCCCATGCAGGTGAATCCTCCTTCGGATGCACTCGAGGATTACGCGGATGAGGTTTCAGCCCAGCCAGTTCCATCCGTTCAACTCGCAGGACGGCGACTTTCTCTGTTTCGGTCAGCATTGTAATTGCTGGCCGCTGTCAAATTGTCAGAAAAAATCTGGCAGGTTGTCGCAAACCCTTGCGTAGAGACGCGACCCTTTCGAGAGATGGCCCTTTTCAAAAAGATTCCTTACCCCCTCCTGTCTAAACGTCAGAAAATGACACTTGTGACATAACAAGCTTGTCGCAACCGTCAACCTTAAAGCGTTCGCTGTCTTTGCGATATAATACAAGTGACGCATTTTATTCATATTCATTGGTCTGCATTTAATAGAACTAATCATGGAGCTAGCTGCACATCCACAACCAGAAAGCACACGTCAAAGCGTCACTGAAATCATAACCCGTTCATTGGGTTATTGATAAGGTTGACGCTTGCAAAGAATGCAAGCGTCAATGATGACGGATCTTACTATCCGACAGAAGGCCGCGCGATCATCCAATTGCGAGCCAGCTTGGTGCGATGCTGAGCGACACGCTCAGGTTGATCCTCTTTGAGCCTGGAGAGGAGACGGTCCACCTTGTTGTGCATGCACAATTTCTTTGCTTCGCGGTTAACACTGCATTTCTCGTCAAGTATCAAACGCTCAAGTGACAACGCAGTTCCCTCCCATATACCCTTCCTGCTGGTATCGCTCTTCAGATCCCACAGCTTTTCGTCATCAGGGAAGTTGAACGTGGCCGCATCTATGATCTGCAAGAGCTCTGCCGCTGGCGTGTCGTCAAAGAGCTCTAGGGCAAGCGAAGGATGATGCCACTCTTTCACACCGAACCGGCCAGAGCGCATCTCCTCCGGGATCACGAACTCATTAAGCAAGAACCAAGCATACGCAGGAAGCTCCTCGGCGATCGTAGCCCTAAAGGCAGCCCGTTCAGCGAGCGTGTTTGCCGGGAACGGCAGCGGGCATGGCGAAACCAGAAACAAATGCACCTTGTCCTTCATGTCCGGAGTGAGCAGAGGAAGCACTCTCATCTTGTCAGGATCGTCATTGATCGAGATCGTGGTGCGGAAAAACGGTGAGACGGTCATCGCAGTTTCGCGCTTCTCATGCAGGCGCTGAGTATCGTTGACGACTAGCTGTTTGAGCATCTCACCGAAATAAACACGATCCGCAGTCTTCGTGCTTGAGGCCGGATCCTCCATCATCAGATGCTCAGCCGAGAACATTTCTCCGTTGAAATCCGTGCGGCCGAACAAATAGGGCCCCGGATCCGCGCTACGGCCTCCGAGGAGTCCAGTGATGATCTGGTGCTGTATCCGGCTTTTACCGGAATCTTTCGGGCCAGCAAAAATGCAGCACTGGCCAGGCCGGAAGTTGCCCGGGCCGCCCAGATAGAGTCCCTCGAGCGCCGTCTTCATCCATCCGTGAAAATAAGGTGTCTGGTCGAGACCATGGCCCTCATCATCGTTCCACGAGAAATCGAGCTTCGAATGAATCAGTGACCGGATGTTTTCCCACGTGCCTTCCTTTGGCTCCACAATGCGCGGAGACGTCCGAACCAGCACGCGCAGACCATTCAGCTCATGGATCCCGGAAGGATATCCAGAGATCGCCGCCAGGGCAAAATCCAACCGCCGCTGTTGCATCGTGTGCATAAGGACCTGATCTGCCTCGCCGAGCGTCTCTCCCTCGCGAGCCTTGATCCGGACATATTTCGAGCGCAGCAAGTTTACCACTTTCTTTTCCGGCCAGCGGCTCCATGTCCCATTCCCATCGCCAAGAATGAAGCTCGTTCCGTCCCCATTTTCCCACCACAGGTTCAGATCGGAGGCGATGCCATCGGGATCAAACACTTTCGGACCGGCCGCCCCGCCCGGCTTGAATTCTGCCGCCTTCCCCTTCGCCGGCTTCACCGCTTTTCCCCTCCGCTTCACTTGTTCTGGTTGGTCCATAAATCTTAAAAATCAAAATCAAAAAATGCAGCCTTCAGTTCCGGATCGAGCCATGCCGCCTCGTCAACCAGCGCCAGATCGTTCAGATCCTTGACCTTCGTTCCATCCCCCTTCGCGAGTCCCGCAAGAGAAAACGTCTCCACAGCAGCACCCGCCTCAATAAGCTGTCCCGTCCACCGCGCAGCCGCTTCACATCCTGGACGAATTCCGCGCTCATCCTTCGGCTCGTCCTCGTCCATGATGATACGAACGCGTTTTCTGCGGAAGAAGCCAAGCGCATCCGCCGCGATCCTCATCGAGGCACCCAGCATCGCACACACCGCCACCGCCCGCAGCCGGTGGAACATTTCGAGAAAGTGATATCCAGCCAGCATGTCCGCTCCGCCTTCCACTATGATCACGGCATTCCGATCACCGATTTCAGACGCGCCAATTGGCCAAGTTGGAGACCCTTTCGTCCACGCTTTGATCTGACGGCCCTCTTTCGTGAGATACTGCCCGCCATCAAGCCTCCTGAATTGCGCGACAGCGCGTCTTGAATCCGTCACGACCCATGCGGGCGAGGAATCGGCCACGTCCATCCACACGTCCCTGTGATCGAGAAATTGCGGCCACCGGCAGAAACCGACCCTTTTGTCGGCGGCGGCCGCAGCGATGCCCGCAGGGCTTAGTTTCCTGAGCGCTGCAAGCGCGTCGATTTCTTCTTTATTCAGTGCTCGCATGCGCGGCAGCGGTGGTTTTTCTCGCCGTTCCGACATTCGTGTCAATTGCGGCACTTGTGCCGCGTCGATTCGTCTTGTCGGACCCACTGACGCAAATGACGCCAATGTCGCCAAGGAAGAATCCAACTCCACCCCGCGATGCGACTGCCAAAAGTCGAAAATATCCCCATGCCAGCCACAACCGTAACAATGGCCATGCTCCGGAGATGACGCATGAACCGTAAATGACGCCGAACGCTCCCGGTGGAACGGGCAGGGAGCTACGAAATTCGGGCCGGATCTCCGCATCTCCAGCCCCACGATCTCCATGAGTCTTAGAAACGTCAGCCGTGCCTTGATCTCTTGAATGTCGAAGTTTTCACGCACCACAAAGAAGGGGAGTCGAGGGTTGCATCATTGGGAAAATGCGATCAATCGTCAGCCTGGCAGAGTCCGCTGCCGGATGCGTGTAG